CTCCATCCGCTTGATGGTGCCTGTGTATCAGAATCTCCCTGCGCATAGAGCACCTGTACATGCGCAACTGACCCCTGAACAGCCGCATTTTCCGTTATGACCGTCTCGATCCCGACGATACCATCCGCTTCTATGCCGTGAACGTATACACCGTTGACAGTTCCGTCAGGATTGCTGATGTCGTCCCATGCTCTTGCGGCGGCATCCACTTTGCCCTGAAGTTCTTCAAAGGTTAAAACGGTATTGCTGAGCTCGCAGGTATTCTTCTCAGGATCCTCCGGATACTCTGTAATCTTGACAATCCTCTGCCGGTCATCGATCCCCGTCAGATTATCAACCAGATGAATCGTGTCGCCGACTTCGTAATCGAATACGACATACTTCCCTGACATTTTCGCCAAATCAATCACATCGCAGTCATAGGATGTTTTTGGCTTACTGAGATCCACCAGCTTCTTCTCCGCATCAGCTTTGAGCGTTGCGGCATCCTCGTAGCTGCTGTCTTCCCAGATGAGTGTCAGGATCTTCGAGCTGTACTGGTAGTTCTCAACATACGGAACACCATCATTGACGGATTCAATCGTCAGACCGTCTGCGCCATACGGAATGATCCGCGTAACATAGTCATAAGAATCGATGGAAGAATAAGCCTTCCGCAGATTCAGTCCGCGCATAAAATAAACACCCTTGTCTTCTCCAAAGGTGTCTTCGAAATAAACGATATTATTCAGGTTGTCGAAGCGGATCTCGCACATCCAGGCGTCCCGGATTGCATATAGGATATCAAGCGGAAGCGCCTTGAACTTCTGGACATTCCGCACGGATGTAATCGTGGTCGAAACCGTCCATCCAGTTCCTGTCAGTGCGGCTTCTGCTGCCGCCTGAAGCGTCTGTCCGTTGCTCGTGAACTGCTTATACGGCGTCCTCTGCAGATCCTCCAGATCGAGCTGACCATGATATTCCGCGTCATTCTCATCCGGAGCAGCTTCTTTTATGGTATATCTGGCGGATTCCGTCTGTACGTAATACTCCGGGAGGATCCTTGTGTCTCCGAGATACCGGAAGGAAATGGTTTCATCTCCGTTCTCCAGCATCTTCTCGACCTTCAGATCCTCGTAATCCGTGATCGTTCCAATTTTTGTTCTGCTAAAGTTAAGTATTGTCAGCATGGCAACCTCACATATACAGCGGAAGCACCTTTGCGGTCATCCGCATCGTGGACGCGCTGCAAGTTATGGTTTTCTGTCCTCCGACGATTCCCGGCGGAGACAGGATCGTGATATCCGGTTTCAGTGTCGAGGTGTTTCCTTCTGTGAATAATCCGTTCGCACCGTCAAGTGTGATCACCTTGTTCTTCGTGACCGTTCCGAGAATGATCGCCTGATCTGCTCCGGTATGTGGATCCGGACAGACTCCCGTGATCCTGACGTTCGAAGCATTCGCGGCAGGTGTTAAGGTGAGTAGAACCGGAGACAGGATATTTCCGGGATTCGTAATTGTCACGCTTCCCGTTCCGCTGGCGGTCACTTCCGCACCGTATTCATAACCGATAAAGTCTAGCGTGATCTTGTGAAAGCGTCTCATACTCTCTTCATTCTCTTTGTGGGATTTCAGGATCACCTTAAAAGTATGTGAGAAATTATCGAGCACCAGATCCGCCGGTTCCAGAAGTGCCGCAAGCAGGTCGCTCACATTCCGGTGAATTGCATCGCGCGGATGCATGGCAGACTGATTTGCTTTCGGTTTCACCATGACATCCACGCTGATCTGCTTAAAGTCTATGTAGTTTTTGGCGAAGTGCGGCAAGATGGCGCTTCGGATCCATGCGGAATCATTCTTGATCTGATGATAACCAAATTCCACATGATGCTGTCGCGCTCCGTATGTACTAATATCTGTTCCGTTTATTGTCATAATTCACCTCAATCCGGCCACTGGATATGACGGAGCAGATGTCCGCAGGCCACTCTTGTATCCGTGTAAATCGGGATGCGCTGTTTTTTGCACTGTTCGCAGAAATAAAGATCCTCTGACAGCATGCCTCGATTGCCGTCCGCGTAATTCACCCAGTCATACCAGGGATAACTGATCCGATCGAACACGCTCGTTCTGATCATCGCACATCCCATGCCGCCGCCATGAATCTGAATCCGGAAGTCACCCGCGTCACGCATGGCTTTCATTTCTTCTGCCGTATACTCAGACTCAAGCGGATAGTTATGGTATTTCTTTCCGTCCGGTCGGAGCAGTTTGCAGATACATGTCCTTCCGCGATAAATATTATCTGTGTCTCTATGCGCATAGTAACCTAACACGACGTCTTTCGGATCGTCCAGAAGGTTCAGCAGTGCGTCCTCCGGCAGAACGACATCATTGTCGACCATCAGGACGTAATCCGCTTTCTCTTCCTGCGCTCTCCGGACAATTCGGTTCCTGGCTGTCGCGCAGTCATATCCGCGCACAAAATCAAATACCACTTCATGTGATCCACAGTCGAGACTGTAGATCGCTTTGAAGGTGTCAGGATAAATGTTTTCAAATGTTGGCACTGCGACCAGAATTTTCATATATGTCCTCCCATGACATATCACGATACTTTTTAAGATATTCGCGCCGACATACTGCACTGCTGGTTTGCCACTTCCGGAAGCCCGCGAAATGAACGACGGCAGGCGCGTCGGTATATCCTGTCACGATTGTTTCGTTGTACCTTATTTGAAGCGCGACATCCTTGCCGACCCCGAACCTGTTCCAGGCATCCTGATCTATATACGGAACTTCTGTCGTATTCAGGAAATCGATCAGCTTATCATCAATTCCGTCGCGCCTGACCTGGTCAAGATTAAACATGGCAACGCCGATGTTGTAATATCTCGGACCATACGGTTTATATGAACTACGCAACTCCGGCACAGCGGCGAACCATTTTCCTTCAAGATCAAGATCCCACAACGCATCAATGTTGTCAGTGACTACGGTGTCGACATCAAGCTGCAGGACCTTATCCAGATCGGGGAATAATTTGGTATAGCAAACGCGGAGCAGGGACATATAGGTAAAGTGCGATCTGAAATTCGCGCCTGTCTTCGGGAAAAATCCCTGCCCGCTGACGTTCATGGTTTCAATTAACGGCGGCAGCTCTTCCGGGAACTGATCATCTTCAATCAGAAAATAGATCTTGTCAACGCTGCTGTTTGCTGTCAGTGACTTCGCCGCAGTCACCATATCGTGATAAAGATTTCGCGTTCCAGAATATACTGCTGCTTTCATCTGTGCCTCCTTGCTCTTGCAGCCATGTCTCTGCTGATGTCATTAGACATGACTGTCACCGCGTCCCTGCTCTGGATCGGCGCTGTCATCCGATCTGCCAGATATGGCATGAACTCCGACATAAGTGAAAGCATCTGATCCAGCCGTGTCACCTGCTGCGAATTCGCCTTCATAGATGCCTGATAACCTTCGAGGAGTCTCTGGTTAAGCGCAGCCATTGATGCGGTATTCAGCGTGGTCGGATCGATCGCGCCCCACTTAAACAGGTTGTCCACGAGGTTTGCCGGAATAATTGCATCCGATGCCTGCGCCCGTGTCAGGATTGCGTTGTCATTCTTCCGGACGATCATCTCCGGGCCGGCAGTAGCGAGCGCCTCATCCATCCAGATCAGTCCGTCTGTTCCGATCCGCCTGGATCCGGAGCGATAGCCCTGCGCACGTAATGCACTAAGAGCCTTCTGTCGTTTGAGCAGTTCGTTCTGCGCGGCGGTTTCTGCGGCCTGTGCCTTGTGGACTGCATTGACGGTCATTTTATACATCGAGTCCGCCCGGTTCACTGCGTCTTCAGCCGCTTGCCTCTGGCGGTCAGTAACGATCATCTTGCTCTTCTTAAGGTCAGACAGGGAATTCCGCGCCTCCGTCAGGGTTGCCTTTGCGCTCGCCTGCTTACTCTTGGCGGATGATGTTGCCGCTTTGGCTTTTTCATAAGCGTTCTTTGCGGTTTCGACAGCCTTTTCCGCATCAGCTACCTTCTTTGCTGCAGCTGCGCTTACAGCTTTCACCGCTTCACTCGCGCTCTGTCCCTTCTGCTGAGCATTTACCGACTGCTGCGCTCCGTTTATGATTGCCTGCGAAATACCTGCGGCGCCTGTGACCGTAGAGCTGACGCTGTTACCGGTAGATGCCGCCATCTGACTCCCGACCGCTACAAACGCAGCCACAAGAGCAGATGTCTGATCTTCCGCGATTGATCGGATGTTGCCTGCCAGAGAAAGCAGATCGGCATTGATCTCTCTGTTGATGTCTGCCAGTTCTCTGCTCTGCTGTTTCTTCAGGTCTTTGATCTCGTTGGCAACTTCCGTCTTCAGATCTGCAGTGTCTTTCTTTGCACGGGCTTCCGCGACAGCTTCCTTGTCGTTATATGCCTTCTGGTATTCTTTCAGCTGATCATTCGTAAGAGTCAGGAGTGCTTTGATGCTTGCAATGGAGCTCGGTCCCCTGTCGATCAGCTGTTTGATCAGGTCATCACTCAGGATGCCTTTGTTCTGGAGCTCCTCGATGGACTTGTTCCACTCTTCGTACCCACGTGCCTGTGTCTGCAGGTTGTAGAGGAGTTCGTCGCCGGTTGCAGAGGATGACTCGAAATAATCAAAGAGATCATACGAGGACAGAATATCTTCCTTGCGTGATTTCAGCGCGTCCGTGTACTTCTGATTGGTATCGGCGATCTTGTCCGCATAATCGTCTTCGATGTCTTTCAGCTTCTCGTTGTACTTCTTCTTCGCGGCAAGATACTTCTGATCCGCTTCGATCCGTTTTTCCGTGCCGGCGGAGTACTGGAGCCTGACCTTATACCAGTAATCCATCTCAGCCTTCAGCGAGACATCGTAGTACGTAGAGTAATTGTCCAGGATCGTGTCGGCGACCTTGATCGTGCCGATCCGCTCTTTGCAGTCGATGATATTCTGCGTGGCGGTCTTCCACTCTTCCGTGCCTCTTTTAAGCTGTTCACGGATCTTCCGCCAGTATGCTACTTCCTGAGAGACGGACATTCGGTTCATGTCCTTCTGCTCTTTTACGTAGGTCTCGGCATCACTCAGGATCTGCGCACGGGCATCAGCCGCCGCCTGTTTCTCGTTCTCGCGGATCTCGTCCTGCAGGCGCTGGATCTCGGCGCACGCGTCGAACCATGCCTGCGTTCCGCGCTTCAGGCCCTTCTTGACCTTCTTCCAATACTCCAGTTCCTGTTTGTCTGAGGTATGGTAGAGCGCCTGCACATTCTTCATGTACTGCTGTGCAGCGCGGTAAATGTCGTTGTAGTATTCTTCCGTCGACTTCTTCTCGGTCTTGCCGTTCGAGGACGTCTTTGTTTTGCCGATGCCGAATTTGTTCTTCACTTCCACATCGGCAAGCTTCTGCCACATGTAAGCGACATTGTCCGCCCACTGCTGACCTGTTCCGCCGAACTTCGCTTTGTTCTTTACGGCCCATGCCTGCACCGCGGCAAGCGTCTTGTTCATTTGTGCGGTCGCCGCGTCAACCGTGTCCTTTGTGGACTGCTTGATACCAACGGCAATACCTGCAGAGATCTGTTTGCCGACCTGATCGCGGAAGACTCTTGACGGCGATTTGATCTGCGCGGCGTTCTTTGCGGCTGCTACTGCCGCATGCACCTGCGCAACAAGAGCGTCCGTAATGGCTGATCCGTTGCTCCGGATACCGGAAGCAATACCGCTCGCCATATTCGCGCCGATGCCGGAGAAACCGCCAACACCGGAAGCGCCGCTTCTCGCCGCCATCGCGACAAGCATGCCGGCTCCACGCGCAGCACCCTGCTGGCTGTTAATACCATTCGCCAGAGAACTTCCGAGAGACGTACCTGCCGATGACATTTCCGAAGTCTTGCCTTTGGCTCCGGTAGCGGCTCCGCTTGCCAGTGTTGAACCTGCACTGGATGCGGCGCTCTCTTTATCCTCGACAGCGGTTGTGACGGCATCGCCCACCGTTTCACCGGCTTCCTGTGCAGTGCCTTCCGCATCACTGGCCGCCTCCGAAATCAGGGAGAGGAGTTCCGTCATCGCCGTCTGCGCTGCATCTCCGCCTGCTGCGATTCCGTCCTGAATGCTCTGCGGGATCTGAATGCCGGCATTCTGAGCAATCTCAAGAAGCCCCGATGCCTGGCCCTCGATAGCCGCTTCAAGCAAATCCGTAGCATGGCTTAATGCCTGTTCGGGATTTTCTACACCTGCCTCGATTCCGCTGACTAATCCGTCCGGAATCTTGACGCCTGCTTCCTGTGCCGCCACTTCTGCCTGCTGGAATGCGGACAAGGTTTCGTCGGAGATCTTTCCGCCTGCTTCCTGTAAGTAGCTGACGGCGTTGTCAACGCCTGTCCACTCGATCTCAGTGGATCCGAGCTCTTTCGCGCCGATCTGTGCCGCGACCTTATTCGCAGCCATGACGGAGGAGATTTCGTCCTTCTTATCCATCGCCTCCGTGTAGGAGTTCATCAGCTTCTCGACTTTTCCCGTATCGCCGGTTGACAGCGCATTCGCAAGCTCCTGCATGAGCTGTGCGCCATCCGTCCCCATGTCCTGCAGATACTGGAGGAATTCAGGTGTGATCTCATGCCCGACATGGTTTGTTACGGTCTGGAGGTTCTCGGCGTACTTGGTCAGTCCTTGTACCTGAGAATCGAGAGATTGCTGAAGTTTGTTGATGCCGTTTTCTGAATCCTGTTCCCATTCTTCGAAGGCATTGAAGCCAAGTGCCTGATCAATGGAGCTCTTCGCGCTGTCGTAAGCCTCCGAGATGGTTTTAGCAGCCGTCTCGTGAGCGCTCTGTATCTCCTTGGCGGCATCATACTGTGCTTTAGCCGCGTCCTGCACAGCTTTCGCAGCATCGTCCGCACTGTCGGACTCATCATCGAGAGCACTTGCTGCAGACTTTGACGAGGACGCAGTTTCCTGCTGAGCTTTCTTCAGCGCAACATGTTCTTGTCTTGCGCCTTCCGTTGCAGTCGCATTGCCGTTCATCTCGTCAGCAAGCTGGCCCTGCTCTTTGGTCAAATCGGCAGACGCCTGCTTCAGCAGATCCATTTCCTTCTGCGCTTGTTCGGCCTGCTTGCCAGACTCCTCTACAGCGGCATTTGCGGTATTCGCGGCATCCTTCAGCCTCTGATATCCCTGATAGATCGGATCGTTGATATTCTGGCTGAGCCGCGTGATGGTGTCCTGACCATACTGCGCGACATACTCATCGAGCTCTTTCTGGGCCTCTTTTGCCGCCGCTGTTGCCTTTGCCTGATTCACAAGCGCATCCGCATACGCCTGCATATCAGATTCCATTGCCTTCATAAGGGCATTGTTCATAGCGCCCTGTTCAGCAGCCTTAAACATGTCCTCGATGGCTTTGGTTGATAAATCGATCTTTCCTGTTACGGCATCAAAATTCTCGCCGATGCCGGGAACATCATCCTTGACGGCGTTGACCGCGTTCTGCATCTGGTATAGCTGATACGTGTCAAGCTCCCCGCCGTTGTTGATGATTGCCTGCAGTTCAAGGATCGTGTCCTTATAAACCTCAAGCTCTCCGACTTTAGCTTCCGCATTTGCCACTTCCTTCTCGGCAGAATCGAGGAGTCCCTGCACTTCACCGTTTCCGCGTTTGACATCCTCAATAAAGGCTTCAAGCTCGGTCTTCTGCGGAGTGATTGCCTTCGTGATTCCGCTGATCAGATTTGTAGCAAGATCGACAGCAGATGTCAGCGGACCGGAGACATGATCATACAGGGCAATGCCAAGACCTTCCGTCGCAGAATTCAGTTCTGTGACAGCGCCTTTAAGATTATCCTGCATGGTGTTTGCCACATTAGCAGCTGTACCGTCAGAATTACGGAGCGCTTCCTCAAACGCGCCGATATCATCAACACCTGCCTGCAGGATCATGTTGATGCCCTGAATGGAATCTGCCGTAAAGATTGACTGCAGTTCAGCAGCTCGCTCGGCGTCACCCATTCCATAGGTAGCTGCCTCGACATCGCCCATGATGTCGGTCAGGTCGCGGAAATTGCCATTTGCGTCCTGAACCGCGATGGAAGTGCCGTTAATCTCAATAGCTCCGTCTTCCATGTGCCTCGTGATGTCGCGCATGATCGCGGCAAGCTTCGTTCCGGCCTCGTGACCTTTCAGGCCCTGATCTGCAAACGCGGCGAGGAAGGAAGTCGTGGTTTCAACATCCTGACCGGCGGCGGCCATGTTAGACGCGCATCGCTGGAAAGCATCGCCAAGCTGTTCCGCAGTGGTGTTGCTGTTCGACTGTGCGTAAGCCAGTTCGTCAGCGAACTTTGTCGAGTCCTGTGCCTGAAGACCGAATGCCGAGAGGTTATCAGTCACCATGTCGGACGCTTCAGCCAGATCCATTCCGGAAGAAGCCGCGAGATCGAGGACGCCATCTATGCCGTCAAGCATCGACTTCGTGTCCCATCCCGCCAGAGCCATATAACCAAACGCATCAGCGACTTCCGTAGCAGAGAATTTAGTACTCGCGCCGAGCTCCTGTGCTTTACGGCTCAGAGCATCAAGATCGCCGCCTGCAGCACCAGACAGCGCTTCGACATTAGACATCGAGGCTTCAAACGATGATCCGACATCGACCACATACTTTGCCGCCTCGACAGCCTTGTCGCCGAGCTCTGCAAGTCCCTGTGTCGCCATAGCGCCGAGCTTGTACGCCATGCCGTCTTTGATCTTCTGGCCAAGTGTCTGCACCTTACCGCCGGCTTTGTCCGCATCCTCTCCGGCTTCCCTTACTTCCTTGCCGAACTTGTCGATGGATGTCGCGCAGTGATCGGCGCTGTTTTTGGCTTCATCCAGATGCTTCGCGTTCTTGTCAACGGCTTTGCTGTTCTTTTCAACATCGGACTTCGCCTTGCTGACCTTAGTGTCCCACTTGGTGATATTGCCTTCCGCTTTGGCATACTCTGCGGACTGCTTCTCGACCGCTCTTTGAAGATTCTCGACAGCCCTCTTCTGATCCTGATAGGTCTTGCTGGATGTGTCGCCGGTCCGCTCCATATCCTTCAGAGCGTCTTCGGCTTTTTCCAGATCCTTCTTCAGGTCTTCGAGCGCCTTGCCACACTTCTTGTAATTATCGACGGCATGCTTCTGTCCGTTCTTCGCCTGATCGAGTGCGCGCTTGTAAGCTTCCTGTGTCTTTGAGAGCGCTTCCTGCTTCTTTGTCAGAGCCTCTAAGGTGTTCGCACTGTCCTTAAACTGCTCCTGCAGGTTCTTTTCTTCCTGCTTGCACAGCTTCACGCTCTCGGTGGCATTCTTCATGCCTTGAGTGAATTCCTTCTCTTTGTCGAGTGCAAGCACAATGCCAATCTTATTAGCCATGACATTACCTCATAAAGTAGTTACGGCATCTGATCGATTCCCTGCGGTTCTTTCTTCAGACCGTTCATGTACTGATATTCTTCAAATAATTTAAAGAACTTTCGCGGCGTCATATTGAGGACTTCCTCTTCCGTATAACCCAGCCGCATCGTTCCGATATAAAGGAGCCGCGCAATGTTTAACTGTTCGGCTCCTTCTTCAAGTCCGATTCGATTTCCTCATCGTCCTCCGGATCCGGGATGGAATATCCGTAGGACTTCCCGATCGCCCGATTGATCTTCGGGAGGATGATCATGTCGATATTGTCCTTGACATATTCTTCCGTCACTGTTTCGTCTTTCTTTCCGGAGCGCTTGGCGGCGTGATTAATCAGCGCAGTTACCAGAAATGCGATGATGTCGCTCTGCTCCTTCAGGTTTGCCGTCCGCTGGAATACCTCCGGCACTGTCTGGTCGTATTTACTCTGGACTTCGTCAACGACAGAAAGGGTGAAGAGAACGTGTCTCTCCACCCCATCAAGCATCGTCAGCGGAGTGCCAATCGGCTGCATATCACTCATGTGATGCTTTCCCTCCGTTCAGATATCGCTATGTAGTTAATTTACGCAACGTTGAGAGTGGTGTTGATCCATGTCTTCGCAGCGTCAAGCGTTTCGAAACTCTTGCGCCATCTCCATTCGCCGTTCTCCTGTGTCAGGATGTCGCCTTCAAGGGAGATGTGATTGAATGCAACGTTCTCTTCCTTGGTCGCGTTCTCATCAGCCGGCTCCGCAAACTGAACCTTAAGGTAGATCTTTGCGACCCACATAGATCCGCTCTTGCCGACGCATCCAACGCCGACATACGGAGCGACATCATCAGCGTTGCTGACGATCTTTGCATCCGCGGTTTCTCCGGTTGTCGCACCGAGAAGATAGGTGTAAAGCTCGTCATCATCGTTGTTAAGCTCTACGGTCAGTGTGCCGCCTGTGACAGAGTTGTCTGTTTCAACGACGCGGTCATCGCCATAGTCCTTAACGTCCGATGTATTAAGGCTTCCGGAAAGAGATGCTGCCGGTGACAGGTATTTGCCCTGACTTGCGGTGTAAGTTCCATCAGAAGCCCACTTACCAAATGCTACATATCTCAGGCCCTTCTTAGCCATAAGTTATACCTCCGTTATTCTTCTTCGTCTTCTTCGAATTCGCACTCGAAGACGATGTGCCATTTTTTTACGTCCTCTTCGCGTAGGACTGTGACTTCCGGATATGTAAAGCCATGCCCGAAAAGAGCATGCCTCAATGTATCCAAATCGTCCCTGTAGTTAATCTTACTGTGCGTCTGCGGGTTCTCATACGGCATATAAAGGTGTACCTGGACTTCAGCGACGTCAGCACCAGGCTCGTCATCTCCGAAGTTATCGCCACGCAGAAGCGCATGATTATACACGATATACTTGTCCGCCTTGCCGTTGTAGATGCCGGGCGATGCCGGGATCCCGATCTGCTTCGCGGCTTGTACGATTGCTTCAAATGCTGTCATCTTATTCAAGCTCCAGTTCTGCCTTTAAAGTTGCCTCGATGGACTTGATGCATTGTGCTTGTGCGGCGGCAACGGCTTTGGCTCTCCATGGACGCGCCGCCATGTGCGGAGTGCCATATTCGAGGTATGCCGCTTTCGCGCCGTTCCGTTCACCCTTTGCATCTCTGCCCGTCGGTCTTGCTACTGCATACGCACCGTATGCGTTTACTTTGGCTTCCGTGCTGGATATTGACCCTGACACGGATCCTGTGGAGTATGGACCGTGCTCGACCGATGCAAGCGCGGATCTGGCGGACGCTTCATTGAATACTTGTGCCGTCCCGACGGCTTTGCGCGCCACCTCATTCATTTTTCCGAGATCTGACATCTTCTCCAGTTTTTTCAGCACCTCGTCAAATCCCGTTGCATCGATATGAGCCATTAGTTCAACTCCCTTCGCTCCGTCCAGATCTCCATGAACCGTCCGCCATCTCCGTATGGATTGGGAGGGCGGACGATCTGGTAGTCCTCCGGTTCTGTTTTGCCGCGCGGCGTGTAACGGACAAACATGTCCGTATTGATCTCGGCGGAAGTCCACCGGATCAGGAACCGTCTGCGGCTCACCGAAAAGTCCGAACCTGCCTGAATTGCTCTTGTGCCAGATTCATCCTGTACCTGCGCCCGGCATTCGCGGATCACTGTTTCCGATCCGACTGTCTCGAAGCCTTCTGAATCCTCTTCACTGGATCCCGGCAGGATGATCTGGATTGTGCGGTTCAGCGTTCCCGGATTGAAGTTCTCAAACGCCATCCGTACCACCTTCTTCCGCCTCAAGCTCCTCGATCTGGAGCTGTGTAATCAGCGACCGCATCATAGCAGTCAGGCTTGGTGATACGGAATAGCCTTTGCTGTCCGTCTGGGTCAGCGTGCGGTTCTCGTAGATGTCCTGCATCGCGGCAAGATAGAGCATCTTCGCGCGTGCTTTTGTCTCATCGAATGCGCCGACCGCTTCCGTGACAAACTCCTCGGCGGCCTGCATCATCAGCGGAAGGATGCCATCGTCTTCATCTCCGTCAATGCGAAGATAATCTTTAACTTCCTGAAGAGTCATGGTTTATCCTCCCTGCTGTGCCAAAAATTCCGCGATGATGTCCGCCTTCCGCGTTGCGGTAATTGCGTAGCCCTTTTCCGCTGCGATAGCCTTAATCTGGGCTATGGTTAAGGCCGTTAATTCTTCCTCTGACAGAACATCATCAGAGTCTGTGTCAGCCTCAGCAGCGGTAATCAGTTTCCCGTTTCACCCGTTGCGCCTTCCGGACCTGCGCCCGCAACGGTAATGTAGCCGTTAACAATAGCGCCAGCGTCAAGCACTTCGACATCAAGCCTCATGATGCCGCGGAACAGTGTCAGGTCTTCCTCGAACGCATTGAGGGCGTCGTTTCCGCTGCCGACTGCTGCGACGTTGGAAGTCATGATGCTCAGCTGCTGGCGGTCGAAAATCTTGCAGTATTCTTTCAGATCGCCGACGATGAACGGTACTTCGTCATCTTCAGATGTCGCAAGGATCGTATTTGGAACAACAACGACCGGGATCCTGTGTGCGCCAACTGCAAGCGTCATGCTGAACGGGTTGTCCGGGTTGATGTCCGGCTGAAGCAGATAGCGCTTATTGTCATCCTTCAGCGTGTCGAGGTAGTTAAGACCGTCGTCATTGGTAACGATCGCAACAGATCCGGCATAAACCTGACCAAGTGTTACGTTGATGGCCTTCTTGATGCCGTCAAGATCTTCAAGGTCGGTCTGAGCCTTATCAGCAACCGCTGCGAGGATCAGCGCGTTCCTTGTTGCGACGTCTTCTTTGCCGAGCCATTCGATCAGGAGGTTAGAAATTGCCGCGTCACTGTCTGCCAGAAGTTCGTTGGTTACCGGCAGATATCCAGCATATTTCGTGATCGTGTAAGTAACACGTTCGAATTCCGGGCCGGCCTTCTTGCCGATCTTTCCGCCTTCGTTTACGGAAGAGAATCCAACATGGCTGGCTTTCTTCAGATAGGTGCGAGCACCAGACATCGTGCTGACTGCTTCCGTGCTGACCAGCGACTGAAGTCCGAATTCAGCTTCACGCCATCTGTTGATTCTGGTCTGGATGTCTTCCGGAACAGTGTAACCGCCGTCAACGCCTGCGCCTTCGCGGTTAATGTTTGTGAAGCGCTGTCTTGCGGCCTGAGCGAACTCATGGATCGCGTCCTTCTTTGCCTCGACCGGCTTTGCGACCGGCTCGACAGAGCCGTCTCCGTTCGGATCCATGACATCCTTGAGCAGGTCAAATTCTTCCTGCTTTGCCTGCAGATCCTTTTTTGCTTCTTTTGCTTCTTCGATTTTGCCCTCACTTGTGAGGTTCACGACCTGAGTCTTCAGACCGTTGATCTCCGCGAGGAGTTCTCTGAGTTTTTTATTCATTTTTGTTCTTCCTTCCTTTAGATCCCATAGGTGTCTAAATCTTTTAAGAGTTCCTGTTTTTCAGATTCGATCCGATCTGATTCCGCTTTTTCCGCGAGAACCTTTTTACGGATCTCATCCGTGAGTCTCATCCCTGAAACGCCTGCGACCATAACCGGCACGGATTCCGTGATGGAATCGACAAATCCCATCTCAAGCGCCTGATTTGCTGTGAGCCATGTCTCTTTGTCCATCAGCTTCAGAATCTCTTCTTCGCTCTTACCGGTCTTATCAACATAAGCCTGCGCGAGTGCTTCGTTCATCCGCTTCAGGATCTCGGCGTTCTTCTGCATGTCATGGTAATCGCCTGCAGCGCCAAACATACTCACGTTGTGGATCATGATCATTGCGACCGGACTGATCTCGGAATGGTTCGCCATCGCGATCACGCTCGCGGCAGATCCGGCAAGGGACTGGATGACGATATCCACATCATCACGCCCATGGAGGAGAGAATAGATCTCGCTCCCGGCAAACACTGAACCGCCGCCTGAGTTAATCAGGACGGTCAGACGCTCATCTTCCGGCTTGACTTTGATCGCATCCGCAACATCATTCGGACAGGTCGAATCCCAATCGAGCCGGTCGTAAATCCATTTGTCATCATTACTGATGATGTCGCCAGAAATATTAATCTCAGCCATTATCTCCGTTCCCTCCTTTCTGCCACTGCGTACCGACTTGCGTTACAGGGATGTAATTCCCGTTGCACATCAGGATGTCTCCGCCTTCAATCGCGGGACGATCAAGGAGCTCACGCCCTTCATTCGGCGTGTACAGCGCGTTGTTAACGCCCGTCCGGATCGCATCCATCTGTGTCTTCGTGTCGGTTCTCAGGATGGCTTTTTCATTAAACTTAAAAAAGAACCCGTCTTTGGATTCCTTTTTGCTTAATACTTTGTAATTGATTTCCTGCTCGTACTGCGCGAGCCGGTACAGCATGGTGTCGACCAGGAACGACAGCTGCTGCATTTCGGAATTTGCATACGAGCTCTTCTCGTAGTCGTTCAACTGATTCGGCTTGATCCCGAATGCCGCCGCGATCTGAAGCGCCGTGTACTTCCGCAGGTCAATGAACTGCGCGTCTGCGAGGCTCATCTTAATCGGCTGGAGCTGGAACCCAAGCGGAACCGCCACAACCTTGCCGGCGTTCTTTGCACCGCTCAGCATACTGTTGTACTCGTTCTGCAGTGCGATGCGCTTTGCTTTATCAATCTCCCCTGTGTACTGGAGCGCCATTGACGCAGACAGACCGGATTTGTACAGCGTATTGAGATACTTCTGCGATTCCGCTGCACTGTCCACTGTCTCCGCCAAGATCTCGCGGACCGGTTTTCCCATGATGCCATCTTTAGACATCCAAGTCTTGAAGTGCATCACGGCATCGCTCTGGAAGATCTGTGCGGTTCCTGATTTTGGATCGCTGTACCGATAGTACAGCCGGCCCTTATCCCCGAAGATCCCCGCGTCGTCCATCAGGACATCAACGCAGTCCGAAGGCATTGGCCAGAAAGCTACTGGAACATATTCCCCGCCATACTTCCCTGTCTTCTTGAATCTGGTCTGAATCCAGACATAAGCGTTCCCGTAGTGTTCGCAGTTAAATTCAACCGTTGTCCAGAAGGTCGCGGGTGTCATGAATTGGTTGGGCCGAGTCATCAGGATCCGTGCCGCCTCTGTCGGCTCTGCCCGGATGCGCCCGCTGCCACTCTGCTGATAATACTTGAGCGGCAGCTTTCCCATTGTTTCCGACAGCATCTTGAGACAGGTGAAGTAGGTGGCTTCATTGATCGCCTTGCGGGATCCAGTGCCATCTATTCCAAGCCACTCAAGCAGCTTCGGATCTGTCAGGGTTGCTGTTTCCGCCGTTCTCAGCGCGCGGAACGCACTTCTAAGTCGATTAAAAATTCCCATTTTGCAGATCCTCGATAAATTTGGTTAAGTAGTCATCATAGTCATCGCCGAAATCGTGATACATTGCCAGTTTGTAAGCGCACAGCGTAGCGTCAACAGGGTCGATCCGCTGAATGGTGGCGTCCTTGTCGATCTTGATCAATCCGTTGTATCTGCGGACCACAGCATTCGACATGGCGAAATTCAGGAGCGGATTATACAGATACTCGATGTTTCCGCAATAGACCTGCTCCCGGAAGCCCTGCGTGGACTCATTTAAGGACTTATGTGACTGAAAAACTTCTTCCACATCGTAGCCTTCATTGGACAGATCCATCATGATCTTTCCGGCGTTGGCCGGATCGAAGCACAAGCACTGTATTCTCCACTCATGCTTCTTGCAGGTTTCGATCACGTACTTCATGACCCTGCTCTGATCGACGATCTGGGAGTCCGTCACTTCCAGGTATCCCTGACGCTCGCACATCTCGTAATCAAAATGATCGAGCCTTGTGCGCTCGACCAACTTCTCACGATTCGGTATGAAACTGTGTGAATAAAGTATATATTTAACAACCTGATTCCCCATGTCATCAAAGGAACCGGTTTGGTACGGAATGATGAACGCAACAGAAGTCAAGTCCACGCGCGCCGACATATCGAAGCCCACGTATACCGGCATGCCAGTGGTATCAATGCTGATCTCATCGACCTCGCATTCTTTCCACTTTGCCATGTCCATATATCCGCTGTCCCGTGCCTGAACCCAGACATCCATCATCTTCGTGAGGAAGCCGGTCATCTTCTCCGGGACTTCTTTGGCGATTTTGTAAGCATCCCGAATCTTCTCCCGACCTTCCGGATACGACATTCGGATCGGATTGGCTTTGTACCAGAGCCTTTCATCGTCAAGCCGGTCAAGATTGGCGTAATCTTCAGGATCCAACTCACAGATATCCACCAGATAGGTATCATCTTCGAAATCAATGTCCGGATTCAAAATTTTCGCACACAGCTTATACTCCTGCGTGTATGCCGGGTAAGACAGGTTACGTCCTGCGGTCGTGATGATCATCAGGAGGCTTTCCTGTGAGTTGGAACCCATGAAGAGATCATAATAATCCGTGTTGGGATGTTCGTGATATTCATCGAGGATCATCCCGGCCGGATTTGAACCGTCACCGTTTTTACTGTCATCCTTTGACAGCATCTTGATGTAGGAACCGTTCTTCGTGCTTGAGATCTCGTTGCGCGTCACACGGAAGTGTCGCTGCAGCGGCGAGCCGATCAGCATGTATCGCGCTTCGTCGAATACCTTCCGTGACTGGTCTTTCTTTACGCCTGCGGTATAGTATTCGTAGATCTCGCCGTGCCTTGCGGACTCCACTCCGATCTCAAAGAGTGCGATGCCGGCCTCTTCCTGAGACTTGCCGTTCTTTCTGGCGACTTCCGTAAACGACTTTGTAAAGCGCTTTCTTCCGTCTGCTTTCCGTCTCCATCCATACAGTTGGCAATGCCGGAACTTCTGCCAGTCCGTCAGATCAATCGGCTGACCTGCCAGAACGCCAGTTCTGTGCCGGAGCAGATGGAACCATTTGACAATCTCGGACGCCTTTTTTTCGTTCCACTCGTATGGATAATCCGGATCCGTCCGATACCGCTCCAGGTCCCGCAGAAACCGTTCACATGCCCATCGGTGCTTCTGGCAACTGATGATTTCGCCTGAGATGCATTTGCGAGCATATAGTTCGATGTCATTCAGGATCATGAAGCGAAGAACTCTCCGAACTCTTCTCGCAGCTCGTCATCCTCTTTCTTCACGATCTGGCTCGCAAACTTCAGCCGCGAAGAAATATCCATGCCCAGACGACTGCCATACTTCCGCTGTTCATCTGACGCAACCGCAACCTTCTTCATGACGGTCAACTGATACTCCGCGTCATTCGGATTTAGCTTCAGCTTTTTAATCGCTTTGCAGTACTGGCTCCAGGCATTGCAGTAGCAGATCAGGTTGTCCCTGTCGAGATTGTTCGCCATCAGGTACTTGCGGAGGTCTGGAAGCAATCTGTTCCATGTCTCCACTGCCTTCTTATCAAGCAAGTCCGCCGGTATCTCGTCCAGTTCGTTGTCGCGCCAGCCCGAGATCGCCTGCTCTTCTGCTTCTTTCTGCTGCTTGATTGCCGTTGTCAGATTTCCGGTAGATTCTGACAGCAGTTTGCGTACTCTACCCATGGTTGCTCCTCTCAGATCGAAGTAAAAATAGAAATTTGCGTGCAAAAGAGGAGGCTGGCGGTCGAGATCGCCTCGCGAAAAACTTTTTCGACACCCCCTCGGGTGCTTCAGAGGTCATTTCCGGCGCTTTCACGGTACCTCACGAGATACGATCGGAGCTCTTGGCGTACCGTCTCCGCATCCTCCATCTTGTAGCGGTCATGAATCTCTTTGTGTGAGCTCTCGGAAGTCGGGAAATGGTTCGAAGGCTCATAGAAGAGCTCCGGCGCGTCCAGTACTTCCGTGATATGGTGGATGCGGTCTGCCGGAATGACCTGACCGTATCGGTATAAAGCATAGATGTCGATGTGGTCATACGTGTTAAAGCAGCGCTCACGGGCCTGCAGCCATGCATAAGTCTTATACTCTTTCCGGATGCCGTCCGTACGGTTCGAACTGTTGCGCTGAATCCGCTTGCAGGTCTGGCACTGCTTGCCTTCCTCGATCCGCTTGCCGCAGCGCGGACACCTCTTGTAAATCATTTCCGTCAACCTTTCCATGCAGCGTATGCCAGCGCCTTACACGACCGCCGGATGCGGCCGGCTGAAAGGAGGGCAGAGCAAGAAACCGATGGAAGTGCTCCGCGTTTTGTTAACGTCTCTGGAGGGCTACGGCAGAACCTTCGAGGCGCAGGCGCTGTGCATGCTGCCGATCTTTTCCGCATACAAAAACGAGGCATCTGCAGCCGTGTGCCGGATACCCCGCCAAAGTAAAAGATCCGGGTAAGCTTTACCCAGATCTCTACGGTACTATTATAACAAAAAAAATGTGCTACAGTGTGTCGAGTTGTGTCTGAATTGTATCATAGATTGAAGTGCCGAAGCGCGTCGCCGTGAATATGACGGATCCGTTCATAGGAATAACCCAGCTCTCTCGCTGTCCTATCGAGTGAATAGCCTTGCAGATAGTGGAGATGCAAGACTCTCCGCTCGACAGGATTCGTCATCTCCTCAATCCGGTCGAGGATCTCCGTCTGGAGAAACCATTTGTCGGCGCGGATCCGGCGGAGATGGTCCAGCAGATCGCTGTACTTGACCATGTAGTCACTCAGGTCGTGGAGCTTTCCGGACTTTGGCATCGCATCGAATGACGGCGACTTAATCCCCATGTAGTCCGCACGGAGTTCGGTCAGCTGCTGCTCGATATTCTGCTGCTCGATCTTGAGATGCCGGAACTGCTGCAGGTATTCTTTTTTCTTCTGGTTCTGGATCCGGATCTCCCCCAATGGTATCACCTCCCCCTCTAATCATCATCGTCCCTGCTCGCGGTCAGGATCGCCAACACAAAGAACGAAATTGATGCGCCTATAAAAAGTCCTGCGAAGAATAACATCAGATCGCTCCTTTCCGCTTCCATCGTGCGATAGTTGAGATTGAACAGCCAACCTGTTTGGCGATCTCTGCCGTTTCAAGTCCCTGCTCCACCAGTGCGTGTGCCTGTGTCTGCTTGCGCTCCGTTTCGGCCAGTGCGAGCGCGTGCGCCGGTATGCCGTGCTTGCGCCGTTGGTTTGCCATGATCGTGCGGACATGCGAGTCGGACAGTCCGTAGGTTTCGGCAAGCTCCGAGATAGGGATGCCCTCGTCCGTGTTGAGATGGTAGATCTTTTCGTCACGATCCATGTAGGATTGTGCTTGTTTTGCGTCAACATCTCGCGAGGACTTCCGGAAACAGCAGGACTTTCCGGCTGGGTATGTCTCGCTCAGGGATTCACAGCGTCCGTCTGGAGTCTTTGCGAAACACTCACGAGGGTCATTACATCTGGGTAGTGATGTAAAGCTCATTCCTCTTCACCTCTCATCTTTTCCATCCATCTCCGTTCTTCTGCTTCAATCTTGCAGGTCTGACAGTTCCAGTCGTTTATACAGCTTTGATCCGTATAAGGGCATCGGCTTTCATAATATTCCTCGTCTGTCATTCCTCTTCACCTTCTCCCTGGTAACCTTCGTCCGCACATCGGGCAGAATCTGATCGGCACATCCTTGCGCCATGACCCATATTTGACACTGAGGACCCATCCGTCTATTGGACTACACCACACAACCGCATGGCAGTTCTTCTCCAGTGGGGTGACATATCCGTCACCATCCTCATGGCAATACTCGCAGTCCGTCTGTTCTGATTGTGCGGATGGCAGATTCTCGAAATCGCACGCGTGCGTTTCCGTGCGTTCTCCGCGTTCCGTCAGCATCTCAATCACTTCCCGCAGTGCCGGCGCGTCCTCCGAATAGTGCGTGTACTGTTCGAGGTGCTGCAAATGGTCGATGAGTTCCTTCTTGGTCATTCGTCTTCCTCCCCTTCCTCGCATCCATACAGGTCTGCGGTGTTGTATCCGTAATGGTTCGAATCCTCATTCCGGCAATAGTGGTCTGGATTGTTCGGATTCGTCCAGTCCTGGACGCTGTACTTGCAGTTGTCGCATTTACTCATCCGTTTCCCTCCTGTTCCATGCTCTGATCTTGTGCTTATTCCCTGCTTCTCGGTCGCAAATCTCATTGTTGAAGCTGACGACCGCACCGCATTCTTTGTAATTCAAGCAGTAAAACATCTCGATAGGTGTCATAAGACTCATCAATTCAACCTTCCCCCCGCAGAACGGGCACGGCTTCAGTTCTTCGCTCATTCGCTTCCCTCCGGCTCCGGCATCGTCTCCAATGCTCCCTTGTATTCTCTTGCGCGTTCTTCGTTGTCGAAGCTTCCGCAATATCGTCTGTTGCTTTCCTTGTCTCCCTTGGTCGGATCAAGCAGGCGGTACACTCTGTACCGTCCGCCCTCGCTTGTGATTCCGTAAATCATTTGTATTCCACCTCGAACTTCTCGCCAGTGATCTGCTCCACCAGCGCGATGTAATCATCCCATTCCGCATAGTTCTCAATCAGACATTCCGCCTTCAGATTCCATCGGCTCACAAATCTCTGCACCTCATCCTGATCGAAATCGAACTCGTCATATAAAGTGAGAATTGCCATTGCCCTCATGGTCGCATCAAGTTTCTTCTGGATGTTGTGAGCCGCCTCAAGCAGCTCCTGTGGACGGAGGTTTACGCCGATCTTGACGCTGCTTCTCCACTTCAGCTCCTTCTCAAATTCATCTAAGCCGGTCTCGTTAATCCGTCTAAGTGCATACTGCATACCCTGCAGTCTGGCACTATCCAAGTCGCTTGCTTTGCTCATATAAACATCTCCAATAAAAAACGCCGGTCAAATATCGACCGACGTTCCTGATAAGTTTTTAGTTTATTTAAGCCATTCCCAGTTTTTGCATTAACGCTTCCTGAAGGACCCTGGAATAATTAATATCTGCCTTTTCTGCCGCTTCATTCAGCCAGTACGGTATGGTGCAGTTCTTTTTTACCGCCTTGTTATTTAATCGACTCCGATATTCTTCCAGTTCAACATCAACGAATGTTAAAACTCCATCAGAATAATCAAAAATCTCATCCGCATCTTCTCTGGCTTTCATTAATGCTGCTTCTGTACTTGATCTTTCCGGAAGCGCCTCTCCATGATCCTCCATGCTTACGCATTTCAAACTGATTGCATCTCTTGCCATTTCGATTGCATTTTCAAAATCTTTTCCTTCAGTGTATATTCCAAGATCTGGAACATATACAAGATAATCATCTCCACCCTGCTTTATAAAAACAGGATAAGCCCTCCTTTTCTTCATGCCGTTTCCTCCTTGAACCTCCCATGTATTGTGATGAGGTTTGGGGCTTATTTCAGCCCCCACCTCTTCAAAATCCTCTTAGCTGTAATTTCGTTGATTTCGCGATGTCTTGGTACTGTTTCCTCATCACTGCCTCGCCGGTAAACATCATGTTCACTGCCATCTCGCTCAAACTTGAAGCCTGCGTCTTCTAACTTTTTGATCAGGTCTCGCCGCTTCACTTTATCACCTCCTTGCTGTTCATGATTGTATTATACGCCTTAATGCGTATTTTGTCAAGGTGATAATGCGTATTTATGCGCCTTTTTAGTCGGTCGATATTTAATTATCAAGGTGCTTTGTGCTTACTTACTTTCCGCTGCTCCCGAAACCGCTGTCGCCTCTTTCCGTCTCGTCCAGTTCCTCGACCAGCTCGAGCTCAGGCGTGAGGATCGGCATGATCACTAACTGAATAATCTTGTCGCCTCTCTGGAAGACGTATGGAGCATTTCCGTGATTGTAGAGCTTTGCCACGATGCTCCCAGTGTAACCGCAATCCAGCACCCCCTCGCCCGTGATATTGTGGTGTACATTAAGCCCGCTCTTGCTCTTGAGCATTCCAACCGATCCGACTGGCAATTCCACATGGACGCCCGTATCGATCACAATCGAGCTGTGCGGGTGCAGTACCTCCCGCGTTGGAGTTCTAAGATCGTATCCCGCATCGAGTGCATGAGCGCGTTCCGGCATGTATGCGCCCTGATCTAATTTAACTTTCATTTCCGTCAATTCCCCCTTTCATGCCACCTTGCAGATCATCCGCATGATCCCGTGCGCCGTCTCTTCGATAAAGACCTGCGCACGCTCCGTCTGGTACTTGTCGCCGATCTGCTGCAGATCCGCCGCGAAACGCTGCCATGTGGTATCACTGCGGTCGTCTGCGTCAAAATATTTCGTGATCAGCTCCGCCAGATCGATCGCCAGGCACGCGGATGGTGCGCCGGTTTTGGCGGACTGCCAGAGTGTATTGATTGTTGTGTAATACTTCAGTTTTTCCTGTTCGTCCATATACTTCCATCCCTTCAGGGTGTGTTCGGCGTGTCCGCCGTGTCCGCAATTTTGCGAAACTGTATAGCCCCTATTTATTATTTATTTTTTTTATTTTTTACTTTTAGGGAAAAAGTCGGACACAGCGGACACACTTATCCGAAAAACCCAGTAAAATCAAGGCTTCAGCCCGTGTTCGCCCCCGTGTTCGCCCCCCTATTTTGCGGACACGCCCCGAACACGTTTATTACAGATCTGTTACAAAATCAGCTATCAAACGGCACTCCGTTAGGCAATTCGTCCGCATTTCCTTCGATAACCTCGCCTATCCTGTCATAACAACGCTGCGACCCGTACACGCCTCCGGCTCTTTTTCTTCCGACATACACGTATCCGGTAACATTGTTTTTCATGATCTCATGCAGTGCATTCACATCCGAAGGTTTAGGATCTTCGTAGAGATGGCCCAACGGCTCGCGCCACAGCATCATGACACACACGCGCTCTGGTTTATTACTGTCGAGCCATTCCTGTATGATTCCGATTCTCGGATCTTCTTCAAGATAGGTTGTTTGAGCAGCGATTGCTTCCTGTTCCAGACGCTTCGGGAGTACAAGTTTCGGCTTTCCATGCGCCTGATTGTACTCGCTCATGATCTCGCCCCATGCCTGCATCATCTCGTGTTTCGTTGCGATGTCATCACGAAACATGTCGAAGGTCGGTTTGTTGACGAAACATGTGATCGGAAGAAACCGCCGGTTTCCTGTCTTATCTGTCAGGAAGTCAACAGGGTTCGAAGTTCCGGCAAGAACACACATTCGTGGTCTTTGCTCCGTCCGTCTTCCGTATGGCGCTCTGTACGTATCGATCCGTGACGTTACGAATGACTTAATCGTCTCGACATCTTTTGCCCGACGTGTCGCCTGAAGCTCCGCAAGCTCTACGATCCACATGCCTCGCAGATTCTCCACCGCGCGGCTGCTGTCGAGCGTCGAGAAATTGTCGTTATACCATGCATCATTTAACGCGAGGTATCGGAGGAAACTGGATTTTCCTTTCCCCTGCGGACCGACCAGCACGAGCATGTAATCAAACTTGCATCCTGGATGGAATGCCCGCGCCACTGCTCCGAGCATAAAGACCTTCATGACTTCAGTCGTGTAATCGGTCTTTTCGCATCCGAGCATACTAGGTAGTAAGTTTTCAACGTGCTTATTGCCGTCCCATAATTCGAAGCAGTTTTCTAACATGTTCCTGACGGGATTAACCGGAAACTTTACGGCCACATTTGTCAGTGCATCCATAACCTTGTCAGCACTCTTCAAATGGTACTTGGATTCGATGTAGCTCCGGAGATTCGAATCATCCGCATTATTCCATTCACGCCATCCCTTGTATGACTTCCATGGGAGGTTGCCATACACATATGGAGCATAAGCCAGCTCGTTGTACCGAATCCGACCGTATAAGCCTTTGTCATACAAGATAGCTTCTTCTGCATTGGCGATTGTCTGCGCCGGCTTATCTGTCGGATTTCCGTCCTTGTCCAGCTGCATAGTTAATTCTGGTTCTCGCCACTCAGGGACATCGGAAGATATGACCTTCAGTTCGCCTTTGTTGTACTTCAACGCACTGCTTGCAATAATTTCGATTTCTTCATCGTCAAGCGGATCGACGCAAGCCGTCTGATTTGTTTCCTTTAGCGCTGCGATGATGGCCGGATCCGGAATGCCTTGCGCCTGTAATGAGCAGGCCAGACGGAACAATGTGTCATTACGCTCCCCGCTCTTGATGACTTCCGGCACCTTGAATTCTTCATCCTGCGTATTCTTTGACGATGTCTGTCCGAGAAACTTCAGAACTGTGTCTTCAAGCGTTGCGATGGGTATTTCATCCGGATCATATTCCCATGTGTATTCTGTCCCATTCGGATGCGTAGACGGCGGAGCGATAACATAACCACCCTCGCCACGAACATCGACACCTTCGAGGATTCCGGCACGGTTGCCAATATCATTACCGGTATAATGGTAATAAAGATGGTTCCCGCCACGCCCCGTGATCGATCGCGCAGTTTCCGGAAGCTCTCCATTCTCTCGCTCCCAGGCTGACACACTCAGATAACCATTGATGCCCTTTAGCTCGTCTATGTCTTCATCTATTACGATCAGCTTCGACATGGATCCAGTAGCAACGCCGACAGATGCGTCCGGCCATTTTTTCCACCATGCGCGGATCGGTCCCACTTGCTTTTTGGCGTCTTTGCATCCGTGCGGTGTTAATGGTTTTTTGGTTTCAGGGCTGACCGGAAATACAGCCCATCCATACTGTGTTGCGTATTTGATTGCTGCTTCTAAACATTTACTCATAGCCCTCTGCTGTAAATATCTCCGTGATACGTTTGGCGGATTCTTCAGGGGCACAGAATAAAAACCGTGCCCCATACCGCTCTTGTATTGTTTCCATAGCTTTCTGTAACCTCGCGCCCTGTACGCAATTCGGTGAAAAGATAACTCGCGGATTCACCCATGTATGGACCTGAGACAGCTCCGTAATGCCGGCCTCATTCTCGATCAGAAAAATCAGCTTGCATCCCGCATCTCTTGCGGCCTTGCACTCTCGGATGAATCGTTCATGCTCTTCACGCTTCCCGCAGATATTCCCCGCGATTTCCTCCATGTCTTTCTTGGTATCGATTGAAATTGACGGAGGTGGAGCGTAATCCCCGAATGGCAGTTTGCAGCGGATCAGATCGACATCGTTTTCTTCAAACCATGCGTGCTTGATGTTGTGCTTACCCGCTTGCTGACGCGAGTCTTCAATGATGTGCATCATTCATCTCCCCATGGAAGCTGATCGGCAACATTGTCCGGAACATTGACAAATGTGTTGGCGTCCGGTTTGGCGATTGTTCCCGCCGGTTTCGCTGCATCGCCTTCCAGCTTTTTCAGGCCCGGTGTCTTCTGCTTATCAAGCTCAGATACAGGGAATTCCTTGTAAACGATCAGACGCGTCTTCAGGTTGCCATCATTGCCGTAGTATTCTTCTTCCTGGAACGTGATGCCCACCTTCTTGCCGATCAGAGTCTTTTCATCTGCATTTACGGTATTCCCATCAAACACAAATGATCCGTTGCTCTTGCTGATCGCAGAACAGAAGCGTTTAAACATCGGCAGGGCTGTCGTCTTGTAAGATCTGGTATAGGCACCGCTCCATGTCCAATCCGGATGGTCCTTGCGGATGTCATCAAAGTGGCCGGCATATTCACCTTCAGCAATGTCATAAGTGATTTTCAGGTATTCCTTTTCCTCAATGTCCTCGACATTACGCAGCACACAGATGTACGGACCTGCTGGCAGTCTGATAAATTCTCCGGCTTCTTTTACATTGGTCATATCTACACGCTTCATTTATTAATCCTCCTTAATTCACTTCAACGACATCAAAATCTTCCGGGTCATAAGAACGTGGTGTGTATTCATCACCATCTTTCACGAAATTCCACCAGAAGTTTGCTCTTGCCTTCTCTGGTGACACAGCCCACGATTCGCCCATGTATTCACCATTCAGGGTGATGTAATAATGCTTCTTTTTAGGCTTATCACTCGCTCCGATCGGCTTCATTGTTCACCTCCTCTGTATCTTCATAAACAATCATGTCGCCGCGTACTGCCTGAACGATGATCGTACTGGCGGCATTCTTTACGCTTAACCCAGTTTCCTGAAGCACTTCAATCAGGCATTCGACTGCTTCGGGCGTAAGTGTGATCTGGCACTGCGCATTGATCTTCTTTCGGCGCGGTACAATTATCTTCTTATTATTCATGTACATTCTTCTCCATTCCGTAATACTCTCTAATCGCGTCATCGACCGCTTTCAGGTCGTTCGGTATCTTCATAGGGAACATATCTTCCGGACTCTTTGCGGTGCTGATTCCATTACTCTGTGTCCAGAACTCATGATCTGAGCAATACAGAACGATGTCGAAACAACCCTCGACCGTCAGTTTCTCGTCCAGCATCTTGCCAATGGTTTTACATTTCTCTTTTCCGTCACCATCTGATTCGGTGTGATGCAGGAAATAAACGATTTTGTTGCCATCGTCCAAATCATTGATGAAATGGACTAGATCACGGAAGTGCTTCGCCATCTCGGTATACTTGTCGTATCCCTTTTCTGCGGCTCGATCAAATAATTCATTAACCAGCAGGTACTGGCTGTCATCGATGGCCACGCTTGGAGCCGGTGCCTTTGCTATGGCTCTTTCGATCCACGAGTATTTGGCTGCATTGGCCTGCGCGTAAGTGTTAATGTCCGCGCTATTTTCGTACTTCGGCACTCTCGCAACCTTCAGATCAGACTTAAATGGTAATCGCCCTTTTTCTACGGATATGATCCCGATTTCGCCAGGCTTAAAGTTTTTCAAGCTGTATGTCTTGCCGGATCCGCTCCGGCCCATCACCAAAACTGGTAACGCCATGTCATTCCTCCATCTCAATCTTTACCGGTGTATCCTGCAGCAGATCCGACAGATGCTCTTCCCAGTCCTCCGCCACGATCCACGCGGCATTGGAGCGGACGACCTTCCGCTGGTCATCCATGCAGTCACGGCAGACGCATGATTCAAATGCCTCCGTCTCCGGACCGAGCATATAGCACCGATCATCCTTGATCAGCTTTCCGCAGATCTGGCAGGACGGATATTTTACGTGTAGTTCGTGCTGTAGGGTCATTCGTTTGCCTCTTTCGGGAGTTCCGGCATGTCGAGCACCAGCTTCACCATTTCGCATTTTTCGTAGTCTGGGTAAGTTGAGCGAAGAGTCCGCTCGATGATTTTAATGCGCTCGTGATCCTGTCTAAGGTATCTGTACTCTGCCAGATTGATCGTTATCATTGCTCCATTTCCGTCCATTACATGACCTCCGATTTGATCTTATAGATGTAGGTTGTGGATGCTCCAACCTGCTCCGCAATCTCACGGATAGGCTTGCCATCCTTCAGCATCGACACGATGGCGATCTTTTTGTCGCCGTGCATTTGTTCTTCCGCCTGTTTTGTGGTATCCTCAACCTGAGTTAATTTTTCTTTTGCGCTCGTCTCGGTTGCCGCCGGTTCGGGCGCTTCTTTTGTTTCGTCCATAAACATGATGTAGTTAAATACCTCGTTAAGTTTGTCATTAGTGAATTCAGCGAGCTTGTGAATCGAGTACAGCATGTCGCTGAGTGCCGATACATCTGTTGACGGAAAGACCGAAGCAGCTTCCAGCAGGCGCGAGATTCCGCGAATATTCGTATCCACCTCATTCACCATTGTTAACAGTTCCATATTCATCCTTTCCTATTCCTCCTCATCTGTACTTAGCCGCGATCCTGTTCACCGCGTAATAACTTATGTCAAACTTCCGCGCGATCTCTTTTCTGTCGATGCCGTCGTCCAGCATCCTCAGAATCTCAACGCGCATCTCAGGCGTGACGGATGTCCTGCGGTTATACGACAGATGTCCGTAAGCATCCTCCGTCACTCCTGTCCGCGCACGCTCCTGATCACGGATCTTCCGGACGATCTCCGCAGCCTCCGCAGAGCCTCGTTCATTCTTCATCTTCCTCATCTCCTTTCGCTTCTGCTGTCGCTCCGGCGAGGATCGCCCCCGTCAGAATTACGAAGAGTCCGAGGGTACAGAACCATCCCCATCCGCCGTTGGGAGCCGTTCCCCATCCGTACAGCATGAACATGATGCCCAAGATGACGAAGCAGATGGAGACGATCAGCCAGAACACCGAATCACTCATCCAGATCACCTCCGACGATCAGCAGGCTCATCAGCGAGATGCAGAAGCCCGCGACCATGACGGTCACACCCGCCGGTGTCAGGTCGCTGAACTCCATCGATCCCGCCCCGCAGAACGCCACCAGCGCCCCGCCGAGCGCCAGCACCGTACGGATCCTCTCGCGTCTCTTGATAGCCTTCTGCAGGCTCTTCACGTTCATCTCATGTGATTCCCTGCGTCTGCTCTCGAACTCCTTGACCACCCATGCAGGAGCGGTCAACTGTTTCTTTTCTTTCATACTCCCCATCCCTTTTAACCCCTGATAATCTGTGCAAGCTCCGCATCCGTGAAATGCAGAACCATGTCAATACGCTTCAATTCTTGCTGAGTCAGGCGCTCGTCCCTCTGGTGATCCATGTACGTGCTGACTGGTATTACAGCCAGATGGCACATCTCACGGACACTCATGCTTGCTCTTGCCATTGCGGACCGGATGATCCGCGTGGTGTTGTTCCGCTTGCGTTTCATTGCGATCCTCCGCTGTGGTATACTCTCCGTAAAGGAGGTATTGGTTATGCTGCTCAGAATCCGTATGTTCCTGCTATTAAAGAAACTGACCCGCATTTTCGAAGAAACTGACAACGATGTCATAGAAGGCAAAGAATTTAAAAACCTGTCTCTGAGCCGTAATGAAGTGCGTGCGCTGAAAGCTCTTGCAGCACAAAATGCAGTCGTTCTTGATTACGGCTATGATGAAATCTGCGCCGTCGGTCAGTCTGATGGTGAAATTACCTACCTTCTTGAACGCTCCGAGCTTTGGTTTAACCGAATCGTTTCTTTCATCCTCGGGATTCTGACAACAGTTGCTGTTCAATACCTTATCCGTACTTTGCCCTGAGCAGGAGAATGACTAGTCCTACTGCAATTCCAAGCAGATAAAATCCGAATGAATCTTTCATATTCCTCCCTGTTTGCCTTTGGTTAGCCTTGAAATACGATTTAATCGTATCCTTCAGACACAAAAATAAAATCCATCGGAATCCCTGAGTATTCACTGATTTTTCGCAGCTGGATGGCATCCGGTGCGCTCTTACGAGACTCCCAGTTATTCACGGTTGACGGACTCACGCCGATCATCTCCGCCCATTCCTTCTGGGTCTTTTCGGCGTTCACACGGCAAGCCGCGAGGTTGATACGGACATTCATTGTGTTCACTTCATCACCTCCTTGTTACGATTATTTCGTACCCAACAACGCCATGATAATACGAGCATATCGTAATGTCAATATGAAATTACAATTTTCTCGTATTCTCGTTGAAAAAATTACGATTTCGTTGTAATATCAAGGCAGGCACAGAAGGGAGGGAACTATAATGACAGAGAAGGAACAGCGCGAAATTTTTGCACGTAACTTTCGGTGGTATGTCGACAGCTGTGGGAAAACCCAGCGAGTGATCGCGAAAGAATTGGGGTATTCTTACACAACTGTAAATACTTGGTATCGCGGCGCGGCTCTCCCGAACGCGGCTAAAATCCAAACGATTGCGGACTACTTTGGAATCAGCAAATCGAATCTGCTCGACGATGTCACTGATCCGGTCGATGGTGTACAAACAGATGTACACCCATCGTCGTATTATATAGATGCGGAGACAAGACAGCTTGCCCAGGAACTGCATGACAATCCCGATCTTTCCGTCATGCTTGACGCATATAAGACCTTATCTCCGCGCGACGCCAAATTAGTCATGGAAATGGTGCGGAGGATGCAGAATGAGGGAACTGATTGAGAGGGATTATAGAGTTGTCATACGGAAGTGCCCGCCAAAGGTTAAGGCATTTGTGGTAAAGAACCGCGCAGAGGACTACTGCACGATCGTGATCGACTCCGATCTGGATGAGCGCGGGCGGATCGAGGCATACATGCACGAGCTCCGACACATGGAACGGGATGACTTCGAAAAGGGAAAGAATGCTGATTATGCCGAGCAGATGACGCATTGACATGATATACTGATCATATAATTAGCAACTGATTCGCATCGATGGAGATAAAGATGGGTGGAAGAATCGGGATACTTGGAGGAATTTCAGAAATTGTTCGCTCAGAAGGTGAAACATCCGTATCTGGCGGCATTGTAAGCGGTTCGTTTACCGGAAAGCGGATCTTCTCGCGAGGAAGCGCTTCGATTGGTCACTTTCGCCTCATGGATGCAAAAATTTTCTGGGATACGGGATCAAAACAAACATTTATCTACGTCCCATCAACAGATATGATTGACATTCCGGCAAGAGGATCTTTTCCGGTTTCTGGCATCGGCGCTTCAGTAGATGCTTATATCTATCCGGCTTCCATCGATTTATTCGGCGGAATTAAGCTGTCGAATATTTATGTCGGCGTTCTTCCATGTAGTGATCCGGCTGACCCGGAAGTATTTGACAGTACAGATATTATTCTCGGGATGGATGTAATAAGTCGCGGAATGCTTAGGATAGACGGCGTCAACCAAAAGTTTTCATTTAAAATTAAATAAAAAAACCGCCCGACGCGGCCCATGCGTCAGACGGTCATTAGAAACCTGCTCCGGCAAAGGATAGACAGATTCCCCAACAGAATCATTATATCCCGCCGGAGCTTATTAAGCAACGCATTTGACGGAGGGATAGACATGAAAATCACAGTGACGAAAAAAGGCAAGTACAGCACAGTTGTTTATCTTGGACGTGATCCATCCGGTAAGCCGATCACAAAGCGCATCACAGCGGATAGCAAAGCAAAGCTGACTGCTTCCGTTTCAGACATTTTATCAAATGCCCGAATCTTTATGAGCTCCCACCTCTTCCGTGATGCTCTTGAGCGGTACATAGCCGCCAGAGAGCCATTCAGGAGCGTTTCAACCATTCGAGGGTATAAATCCATCCAGAAAGCTCTTTCGTCCAAATTTGACGCATTCTGCTCGAAATCAGTGGCATCTGTTACGTCTGCTGACGTGCAGAATCTCATCGACAAGCTCGTTACGGAAAACTATTCCTCTAAAACAATCCGTAACTGGGTCGGCCTGATCAATTCCGTCCTGATCGAATCAGGGTGCACACCAGTGAACGTCATGATCCCGAAAGCTCCGGTGATCGACCGCCCGATCTACTCGGAGGGTGAAATCAAGATGATTCTGTGCTTACTGCATGGCGATCCTCTTGAAGTACCGTTTCAGCTTGCTACACTCGGACTCCGCAGAGGAGAAATCTGCGCCCTGGAACTCTCAGACCTGTCAGAGGATGATATTATTCATGTCCACAAGTCCCGCGTCCCGATTTATGGCGGAGGCACGAAAGTTAATCTGTCAGCAAAAACCGACACCTCGAACCGCTTTGTACAGCTTCCGCACCATCTCGCGGAAATAATACGCCGACAGGGCAAGGTCTGCCCATACTCGCCGAACGGTCTTAATACCGCCCTACGTAAGTTCCTACGTAAGTATAAGTTTCCACCGTACCGGCTCCATGACTGCAGACACTTCTTCGCAAGCTACTGTCACGCGCACGGAGTTCCGGAGGCGGATATTCTCGCCGGTGGAGGATGGAAAACAGCCAGCGTCATGCGTTCCGTCTATCGTCACTCGATGGCGAAAAACAGAGCCGGCGCAGCGGTCTCCTCGCTGCTTGGCAGCCGGTAATTTTTGTAATCATTTTTGTAATCATTTGCCGATTTGTAATCATTTTGTAATCAAAAACTTCCGATTATCCGTATCATAGTTCCGACATCTCGGAATGTCTAAAGAACAAAAAAGTCCCGGATTTACGCGGTTTGTTCGACTTTTCGCGTATTTCCGGGATTCTTCTTTGAGCGGAGAGTGAGGGATTCGAACCCACTACTTAACCTCAACTATCCGCGTGGTTGACACATCTTTTTGGTTTTTGTAATCAGATTTGTAATCAAGAGATACTTTTTAAGCCTTCCGCCCACGTTTTCGCACCGACAATCCCGTCAGCTTTCAGACCGTTTTCTGCCTGCCACTTGATTGTGGCGGCCTGTGTAGCCGGACCGAAATCTCCGTCCACATTGACACCGGCAATCACCTGCCAGATCGAAACCGCGTCCCCCTCATCGCCTCGCTGAATCTCCGGAAGCGATGTGATGACCTCGACACGTTCGACCGGATCAGGATCCGGAGTAGTACCGCCGTGACTCATAACATAATCATAAGCGGCTTGCGTGTACCCGAACGGATCGCTTCCGGATGCAGGGAAGCAGTAGAAAGTGTAGGTCGATCCCATTTTATTTTTAATGATCGTCTCGCCCTTGATGTAGTCCGATCTGTTACGGATGCTCCCCGTGCTGATCGACTTAATATCCGCAAAGCAATCATGCTCATCCACATACTGCGGAAGTGTCCTATTTCCGTTCACAAGTACATCGCGGACAGCTTCGATGTATTTGCTTCCGATCGAGCCGTTCTCCATGAAGTACGCGGCGCGATAAAACCATCCGCCATCACGCACCCACTTGAACAGCCCTGAGCCGTCCGTGCCATATTTCTTCTGACGGTATTCGGAAGTCTCGAGCAGGTTCGCCATGAGGGACGCCTCTGCTTTCGCGCCCTCGACGGAGCCCTGTTCCTGCACACAGAGCCGCGCCAGCTTCTTCAGCTGGGTTTCCGTCAGATCTGTATACTTTTTGAAATTCATTCTTCCACCTCCGGGAGTCCTGCCACAGAGGTTAAGATCGACAGAATACCTGCCAGTAAGGATGCCGATATCACGATTTTCCAATCGACCTGAGACATAACAGCAGACGTCCCGATCGTCGCAATGGCGGTCTGACAAACCGTTTTGAGTGCTCTGATTCCTGCTGCGTACAACCACGTTCTTGTTTTCATGATGATTTCGCCTCTCCTTAATACAAAATAAAAGACAGCCCATTATTAGCTGTCTGATTATTAAACTCTGTGCCAAACAAAAAAGCACTCTGGATCACTCCAGAATGCCTCTTTGAAGCTCTTTTATTGCCCCTTCCAAATATCGTCCAACAAGCTTTTAATAGCCTGCAAAGAAATCATCATATGCAGAAGCATAATTTGCCATAGTTAGGTTTTCTATTTGGATCCCAGCTTTTGCTATCTTCCAATATTTGCCTGACTTTATCAGTTTAAACGTTATAGTCTTTTTTTCTTTTGCAATCTCATAATATCTTAACTGCTTTTGAATGGACTTCGCCAAAACACTCATATAGGCAGACGATTTTGCTTTTGGGTGTGCATACACATAATTCATGTATTCGGTTAAAGCATATGTAAACGGCCAGTAACAATCCGGATAATAAACAATTGCCTGCACTTCCGCTTTAGCCTTCCCAGTTATTTTCACGTTAATCAGCTTATAAGAAAAGTACTCTCTATTAAGCTCCTTGATTATGGGCCTTAACGGTTCAGGTAGCCATATTTTAGGTGCCGCTGAGAAGCAGAAATCCATTTTTTTGAGATTATATTCCCTCGTTGCCTTCAAAAAAACCTGAATCCTAGTTACGATCTCTTTTCTGGTACCAACAAGTGCTTTTTTGGGAATAGTACTTGTCTGAACATGCCCACATTTATTGCATTCCCGACTCTTCTTTCCTGTAGCAAAATAAGTGGCAGCCTTGTCTGTAGTCCATTTTCCATATGTATGCTTGCACGCAGCGCCTACCTGAACTGGCATCAGCATGAGCAAAGCAACAAGCAGAATAGTGAATGTTAATCTCTTTTTCATTGAGTTCTCCTCCTTCTTGCCTCAAGAGATTTGTTGTGGCACGTCTCTTATATTTTATCGTTATACTAGATAAGACACAATATTCTATCGTACTTTATCGAAAGGGCTTTTTTCATGATCGCATCGTTTTTCTTAGTTCATGTTATTCTTTATAGGAAATCATTTCTCTCCAAGCGTTCCGTGTAGACCTTGTTGAAATAACCTATGTTAGCAGCAGTTTGGTTGTTCTTGAAATTAGGATGATTCTCGCAGAAGTGCTCATAGGTAGTTATGTCACTATTACACTGATCGAAACTGTCCTTCGTGTGAAACCGTCCCTCCCTGATTTCGTCGATAAACCTCAGAATTCTCACGCGCGCTGATATCGCTTCCCCCTCCAGACGTTTCTCCTCATTCGCGTCAACCTTTGTTTCCAATGCATCAATCTTATTTTCAATCTTACCAAGCTTCATCAACACGATACTGTTCTTATCAGCTTTTTCATCTTTGCGCCGGATCAAAAATTCCAGAAAACCAATGAATCCGCCTCCGATGAGCCCACCGATGAGTGTCTGTAATAACTCCATTGGTTTATATCTCCTCCGTTTTTTCTGAAATATCTAGCGTCTGGTTTACTCCTGATTTTGCCGGGGAAACAGATTGCTTTACATACAGAATATATGTAAACGTACCTCGTATCGCCACCGCAGCGGTCGGCTGCGTAAACGGTCTTATATATCCACCGGTCGTTATCTTAAATCTTACGCTATTGTTTGTAGATAGTAAGTCGAGCTCTAAATTCGGACGGAAATCGTCATTCAGCTTATACGTGTTGGCTGTGGTCGACGTGTTTGCAGCAAAGCTGAAACTTGCGAATTTAAGCATGGCATACCCGGTCACTAAATCGGCAACTCCGGTTATACCGCTGACTCCGGTCACTGTAACTGTGTGATTCTGCAAAGCCGCGTCGATCTGGGTGAGGACATCTGTTAGCGACAACACTTTTCCGTTTGCCGTGTACATTCGTGCTGCGTAAATGTAGTGTGTAAAATACCATCCGTACCTTTCATAGTTCGATGCCGCGTATGTCGAGTCAATCGCCGGAATTAATGACGCCCTGACATTGTTGGAACCATCTAATGCCTGGAGCCCTCTCGCCCTTAAGATGTTATATGTCACATCTCCGGACACATAAGCTCCATTATCGAGAGCAGTTGTTCCATCTGAAGAAAATGTAACAGATCTAGCCTCTTCCGCAGCTGTCTTAAAAACACTGCCTGTAAATGTTCGGCCAGTATAAGCATTCGCGTTGATCTTATCCGCGGTAATAGCACCGGTATCGATCAGCCCGGCCTTAATACATCCTGCAGCAAAAGCATCCGTATCAAGCGGCGCGGCTATCCAGGACGTTCCATTGAAACGGTACATCTTATAACCTTCATCGGTAGCCCACCAGGTATCTCCCTCTGAGAATCCGGTTGCAGGCCAGACCGCCGGCTTCGGTTCATAGATGTTTTTATTCTTTCCATTTGCTGATGTTAATGCTTTCTGGGCGATATTCTTTGCCGCCTGATCGAGAGGCTGGAATGCTCCATCGAGGTAAACGTACAAACGATTCGAGGTTGAAAAGAAACACTTTGTCGTCGCATCATTTGCTAGAACCCCGAGTGGAATATAACAGAACCCGTCTTCTGACGTCGGTATCGTACATGTGATGAAATTGCTTGCAGCAACCTTAAAAGTGTTCCCGCTGAGCGTTCCTTTAAGGTAAGCTGTTTTATTGATTGCGGCACCCTGAATCGTTCCGGTAGTTGTCAAATTGACGCTCGGGATTGCCTCATACACATTTGCTGACTGAGCGTTGGCCTCGATTGCGGCGTTGGCGTAAAGAATCGGATAACTCAGATCAAATTCTGCATTTGCAGCGACAGCCTTATAGCCGGCCGATGTACCACAGATGAGTTTTCCTACTGCAACTGCAGCTACTGCTTTAACATAATTATTATGAAGACGTCGATCATAGTTATTGCTGTTTGGAATCGCTGTCGCTCGCCAGTTCGAACCGTCATATGTCATCTGGATGACAGATCCGGCGCCAAAGTGTGTCGTTACTCGAGTAGTATTCAGGTACACCGCTTTTGCTCCGGTCGTTCCCCCTCCGGCGAGCGTGAGATTTAGTGTGGCATTGCCACTGCCTGCATACGGAAGGCGATAAGCGATCGTCTTTCCAGCATAAAGCGATGTTTCCGTTGTAACCCCGGTCCAGTTGCCCGTCGCAGCCGTCTGTGTACCGGCTATATATTCAACACTTCTGCTTAGTGCGGCATCCGCTGTACCTTGAGCTTCTGATACTCTTTCGTCAACCGTCACCAATCGATTAGCAAGATCCGAATCTACGTACGGTTTATATGAGCCATAATATTCACCTTCATAAATTGACAGACGGCATTCTATATCCAAAGAACCATTTGCATAGCATTGAAAGGTAAACGACAGCAAACCAGTAGGCTCATCGATTGTCCAATGTTCGGAATCTTCTGCTTCGGCAGTTTTTAATACGCGAATAACAAAAGGATATTCACTCTCCGGCGGATATGCAGTGTGGAAGTTCACAGAGGCTCCGGTTCCGCCGTCGGTTCTTTCAAGCGTTTTCTTGATGTTGTTCCCCCAGAACTGGCAATCATTCGTCTGGACAATATACGATCCTCCGCCAGCTCCGGTACCATGATTATTACGGAATTCAATCAGAATCGTGTAATCTTTCCCCGGTTCAACACGGTCGCTTCTTATTGCGACAGGATCTGCCCTAACTGTCGACGATCCGGTATTCGTACTTCTCTGTACCCTAATCCAGCCGTCACCCATAGGCGTAAATGTCCATCCTGAAGTTGCCGGGGGAAAATACCGCCAGTTAGAACCGCTTTCATAAGGCGTCATCGAAAAGAACGGTGATAGATTCGGATTTGCAACCGTATTTTGAATCTGCGCCAGATCATCCGGATTCGGCAGCTCAGAAAACTTCTTCGGCGGGGAAAACAACTGCGCTGACTGGATTGCTCCTTCACTGGATGGAGAAACATACGTAGCGAGAATGCAGTCCGCAGCCTCGTTCCAGGTCCAGTCAGCAACGGAACCGGGGGTACTGCCGCCGGCACTGGTAGCTGTATAAAAGAATCCACGCCACTTCTTTAAGACGCTGTCCCACCAAACGTCAGCATGGCCTTGTGCTGCAGATGTACGAAACACATGAAGAATGATTGTATTGTACGGTGCTATTGTATTCGGGTTAATCCAGCACCCTTTTGTAATCGTGATCTCCTGACCGTTCCAATTTACCCATCCGTCAACATTCGCAGGCTGATTATCAGTGTCATATCCATGGAAATAACACTCACCGTTATCTGTGTTTGTGAAGCTTGAAGCATTAACCCGCCACGTAAGGCCGATCGCGGATATTCCGGCAGCACCGGTATCACCTTTATCTCCCTTATCGCCTTTATCTCCTGTGGCTCCTTTTTCACCTTGCGGCCCTTGTATCCCCTGAATTCCCTGGGGTCCCTGCGGCCCTGTTTCTCCTGTCTCACCTTGCGGCCCTTGAGGACCAGTCGCGCCTTGCGGGCCCTGATCTCCTTTATCCCCATAGACTGCCGCGATGTGCTTATTCGTTTTGGTCGTACTTGTCGTTCCATTGTCATTCCACGTCAGGAGTTCGTAATTCCAAAGGTATTTATTCGTAGCGGTTGGGGCTTTGACGGCTGTGCCGAACGAACTGTCAGCGGGAGCTGTTGTTGAATTGTTAACCGCATAATACTCCGTAATCGCCGTCAGCGATTTACCCGCTGCACCGGCTGCTCCCGGATCACCTTTGTCGCCATAGACAGCCACGATATGTTTCGCTGTCTTTGTCGTACTGGTGGTTCCGTTATCATTCCACGTGAGGAGCTCATAGTTCCAAACATACTTATTTGTCGAGGTCGGAGTCAGTACGGAAGTACTGAAGGATGAATCGGCCGGCGCAGTCGTGGAATTATTCCGGGCATAATACTCAGTGATCCCCGTCAATGCCTTTCCGGTATCGCCTTTATCTCCCTTATCTCCTTTCTCGCCTTTCGCTCCCTGTTCTCCCCGAATCCCCTGCGGCCCCTGTGGCCCGGTTTCTCCCGTCTCACCTTGTGGTCCCTGAGGACCAGTCGCGCCCTGTGGGCCCTGATCACCTTTGTCTCCATAGACTGCAGCGATGTGCTTATTGGTTTTCGTTGTGCTCGACGAACCATTATCATTCCACGTCAGGAGTTCATAATTCCAAAGGTATTTGTTCGCAGCGATTGGGGCTTTGACGGCTGTACTGAACGAACTGTCAGCCGGAGCTGTTGTTGAATTGTTGACCGCATAATACTCAGTAATCGCCGTCAGCGACTTACCCGCAGCACCGGCTGCTCCCGGATCGCCTTTGTCGCCATAGACCGCCACAATATGCTTTGCTGTCTTGGTCGTGCTTGTAGATCCGTTATCATTCCACGTGAGTAGCTCATAGTTCCAGACATACTTATTTGTCGAGGTCGGGGTGAGTACCGAAGTACTGAAGGATGAATCAGCCGGCGCAGTTGTGGTATTATTCCGGGCATAATACTCAGTGATCCCTGTTAATGCTTTTCCGGTATCACCTTTGTCACCCTTATCACCTTTTTCGCCTTTCGCACCCTGTTCTCCCTGGATTCCCTGCGGTCCCTGCGGCCCGGTCTCGCCAGTCTCGCCTTGCGGACCAGCTGCACCCTGCGGCCCCTGTGGGCCCTGTGCTCCCGTATTTCCCTTCGTCAGTGACCATGTATAGCTCGATGCAATCGTTGGCTGTGTTGCCGAAGTGGTTGTACAGACACCGATATAGGTACTTGATGCGGTCGGCGTTTTGCTGAAATTAGCGCCGCTTGAGCTTGTGCCATAGGCAAAATACGTATATCGCGTGATACCGTCTTCACCTTTATCACCTTTGGCGCCGGCTTGACCCTCAGGTCCCTGCTCACCGGTATTGCCTTTGGTTAAGGACCATGTATAACTCGCAGGTGTCGTAGGCTGCGCTGCCGCTGTTGTAATGCAGACACCGATGTATGTGCTGGCAGCAGTCGGAGTTTTACTGAAGTTTGCACCGGATGCACTTGTACCGTAAGCAAAATAGGTGTAATACGTTACTCCGTCATCCCCCTTATCGCCTTTGGCTCCAGCCGCTCCAGGATCACCTTTGTCTCCTTTATCGCCTTTCTCACCTTTCTCGCCCTGGATACCCTGAGGACCTTGTGGACCTGTGGCTCCGGTTTCGCCCTGAGGTCCTTGCGGACCAGCTGCGCCCGTTTCGCCTTGAATGCCTTGTTCACCCTGCGGTCCCTGCGGCCCCTGCGGACCCGTGGCGCCCACAGCGCCGGCAGCTCCGGTAATGTTCGTCACCGCAGACGTTTCAACATCACCGCTCGTATACGTGGTTACGGTCTTCTGCCACATATATTTCCCGCTGTCCCATACCGGTGCGGTCGTGCTCCATCCGCTTGATGGTGCCTGTGTATCAGAATCTCCCTGCGCATAGAGCACCTGTACATGCGCAACTGACCCCTGAACAGCCGCATTTTCCGTTATGACCGTCTC